AGAAGCTCAGGATTGATGGTTACAAGAAGTGCTAGTCCTTCGTCGGTGTAGTTGTTAATGTCCACTATCGAGGGTTTGAGGACTTAGAACCGTTGCCAAGCGTATATTTGGCATGTAGTTCCCAATCACTTCTAGCTTTGTGGGAGATGATCTTGATATGTCGGATAGGTGCACGCTCATCTTCCGGAGGATTATCGCCCATGATCTCTAGCAGACCCCAATCCTGTAGAAGGATCGCGATCGTGTTGCGACGCTGGATGTCAGACTCTTCGAGGTTCGCGCCCTTACCATCTAGAAGGAACAACTCCTTGAAGTGGGTAATGAAGTAATGTCCCTGTTTGTGGAGAATATGGCAAGACTGAAACAGCTTATTCTCATGCCGAGAGGCGACGCCGATACGTTCAAGGGTCTCGCGAATTTTCAGGAAGTCTTCGGGTTCTCGGAATTTCACTTCTAGCATAGAAGAAGGTGTCCAATTGTGGGTGTCGATCATGTCATACTCCATTATGTTAAGTCATATAGGAGTATTTATCTTTACTGGTTCTCGGCGGTATATAGTCAGTGCGCTTAAAAGTCTACCGGAAGCATCTGGGACAAACGATACGACATCGACGCTTGCTCCGCCATCAAGCGTAAGACGAAATTCGGTGCGCTGCGACAGCCGGTTGTAATCGAAACTTATGGCGAGTATCCTACTTAGATCTACCATAAATTTGTCGGCATAATATATCGGGTTCATTTTAGTCCTCCATGATCTTGGCGCTCTCTGAGCCTAACCAAGTCGTCTTCGGTCAGGCAGGTAAGGGCTTGCCTAGCCTTTTCGATCGTAAATCCATACACCTCACGGACCAGTTTAATGTCCTCGGACTCCTTACCCTTCGCCCACTTGGAGTACCGCTTACGCTGTCGGATAGCCGAGCGTAGGAAGTCGTACTGTAGGCGACTGTCGAGCTGGGAAGCGATGTTCATCTCAGCGGCATAGAATACCGTGTCAGGGAAGTAGGAGAGGCCGCGATTCACCATAAACGGGGAATAGTCCTTCTCATCCTCCATCACATCCTTCTTGGAGGTGGTGATGGAGTTGATGAACTGAAAGGGATTTACACCCATTGGATGTTACCCATGATTTCAGTCAGGCAAGCCATGGTGTTAATCTCTTGATCTACCGCGTGGGTAGCCTTGAACTGCCACTCGGCGAGAATAAGGATAAGATTAGGAATCGAACCGACCTCTACCTTCTGGGATGCGGTGTCATACAAGCGACGGAAGAGGTCCGAAGCCTGGACATCAGGATTTACGGCTACCCACTTACGAACTTCGGTAAACTTCTTGGCCTTCAGAAAGCCGATCAGATCTTCGAAGACCGTGTCGCCAAAGGAGGTGAGAACTCCGGCGTCGATCTCTCCAGAGAGGGAATACGACTGCAGAGAGCCGACGATCGAGCGCCAGTCCGGTGTCTTGAGCACGATGAGCTGCTGAATGGCTTTCTTCGAGTATTTAATACCTTCGGCATCGAGCATCCGACATGCGGCCATGAAGAACTGACCCTGAAGTTCAGGTATCTGTGCCTTCGGAATGACATAATAGATTACCGTACAGCGTGACTGGACAGGAGCGATAATGCGGGCTTTGTTGTTGCATGTGAAGATGAAACGACAGTTAGCCGCAAACTCTTCGAGGAATCGACGGAGCGCGGGCTGAGTTGAGGTGGGGTTGAGGTAATCCGCTTCGTCAATGATAACCACCTTTGGACTATCGGTAAAAGAGACGGATGAGGCGAACTCATGGATCTTAGTCCGAAGAACGGAGATGCCTGACTCAGATGAGCCATTGATGATGATATGGTCCGCGCCGATCTCATTAACGATCGCCAAAGCGGCAGTGGTTTTACCCATGCCGTGGCTGCCTGCGAGAATGAGATTCGGAATCGTACCGGAAGACACGACAGACTTGAGAGTCTTCTTGATGCCTTCCGGTAGAATAATGTCATCGATAGTCTTGGGACGATACTTCTCTGTCCAGAGCATGTTAGACGCTATCATAATATAAGGGTTGTCCTAGTTGATCGCCGCTTGGACGAGGTCGGTAACTTCGGTGAACTCGGTCGAGACCTTTGCCAAATCTTGGCGATGGTAGCGCTGAGCCGCCTTGTTAAGAATGGACTTATCGAGCTGTAGCTCATCGGCTAGAGTTACGATCGCGTCCTTCTGGAAGTCCTTCTCACCTTGAATACGGTCGCAGGAATCGGAGTATTCGCGGAAGCAGGCCTTGAGTTGTTTGAGATTCTGGGGTGTCATTATGCAGCTTTCTTCATGGTGACCCAATAGGTCAAGGTTGAGGACTTAAATTCCGCGATGCCACGCGCAGAGATACTGACGTTATAGTCGTCGGGCGTGAGCTTGAAGTTCGAGAAGTTAAAGACGAACTCATAGTCGTCATAAGAAGAGCCGTCGACCACTTGCTCGTATGAGTGAGCCGAGGTATTTTCAACGTCCGTGGCCACCATCGTGAGTCCGTCTTTCGATGTACGAATAACCAAATTGGGACGGCCAAGTGTAGAGGCGGCCTTCATGATCGACAGATAAGCATCCTTGCTAAGATCGAACTCGATATCGGCCGCTGGAATACTGAGACTCTTTTCCAGATATGTCAGGATCTCCGGTTCGGCCATGGTGTATGAGACCTTTCGCTTACCTTCCGAGATTTTGACGATCTTCGGTCCGATGTCGATATCAGGCGAGTCGAACAAATTGAGAGTGCTTAGGAACTCTCGTAGATCATAGATCGCGAGCCGGTTTTCGAAGACCTCGGGAATTACCGACTTCGCGATAACCGACTTGGTGTCCGAGATAGTGGTGATCTCCGAGCCTGGCTGAACCACCAGATTTGGATTGATGGTCGCGAAGTTTTGCAACACCGCGACCGTAGCTTCAGATAATTTCATGATATTCCTATTTGTTGAGTTGAGCCATAACCCGAGCAGCAGCCTGTTCGGAGTCTTCTTCACGCTGGGTAGTACGAGAGGCTGCTTCAGCCTCTAGAGCTGCTTGAGCTTTAGCTTTTTCGATTTCTGGACGGATGGACTTGTAGAAGCCCATGAACGAATCGCGAGTGTCTGGCTCGAAGCGAGCGATACAAAGCTCGACCGCTTTTTCGTCTTTACCACCTACGATAGGCAGAGTTTTGACAATGTGACATAAGCGGCGTGTGGAGATAACGTCTTCGCCATCTTCAGCTCCATCGCGAATACGACCAGCCCATTCCACCAAGATCTCGGTAAGTTGCTCACAGTCGACATCTTCGGGCATATTATTTATCATCTCGAAGTGCTTTTTGATGATTTTCTTTTCGCAGGTGCGAGTTGGATGCGGCTGCTCCATCGTAGCGATAAACCGCTCGAGGAAAGCATCATCGATGATCGAAGCCGCGATGTAGCGACCGTCGTCCGAACCACGACCGCGCGTGTTCGCCGTAGCGATAACGTTAAATCCTTTTGTAGGACTAATCACGTCGCCGGTCTTCGCGATGAGGACCGAGTCACCTTCAAGAATACCTTGAAGACACATGATCTTGTTAGTCGCGCGATCCATTTCATCGATAAGGAGAATAGCTCCGCGACGCATGGCTGAGATTACCGGACCCTCGGCGAAGACTGTTTCACCGTCGATAAGACGGAAGCCGCCGAGCAGGTCATCGACATCGGTCTCAGGAGTAATCTGAACTCGAATGAATTCGCGACCAGCGGCTGCACAAGCCTGCTTGACCATAAAGGTCTTACCATTGTCGGATGGACCGTTAATGTAGGTTGGGAAGAACTCACCAGACTCGATGATCGACTTCAGAGTAGAGAAATGACCCCAACGGATGTAGGAGTTATCTTTAACTGGGATAATCGTCTGGGTGTTTGAGATAACACGAAGTCCGGCAGTACTACGCTCGGAGGGAGCCTCTTGAACTGCGTCGGAAAGAGTGTCGGTGTCTTCGATCCGCATGATGTTCAGCAGATCGTAGGTCCCGCGCTTTGGCTTGGGAACAAGCGTAGCATTTTCGAGGAAGTCCTTAACGTCATTCCACTCGAGCCCGATAGACTCGAGAGTAGAGTTAAGATCTTTACGTCTAAAGCGAGTCGTGCCCGAGTCAGGGAGAGACTTGAGTAGACGAGTCACGTTAGAAGAGAGTTTCACGGTAGTCATAATTTAATCCTTAGTTCCAATCGATAGGTAGATTATATCATACCGGTCGGAGAAAGATACAGTTATTTTGCGTCTAGGCCATCTTTTTCATGAAGTGAGCTACGAAGGCTTTAACTTGCGACTTAGAAGTTTGATGACGTGTCATCTGTCTAATCGTTGGATTCGCACCTTGAGCATTACCGATCGACAAGAAGTCGGTTTGGTTCTTTCTGTCCATCATAACCAGCGACGTAATAACGCGGCCGCCTTCTATAGAGGTAAAACACTTCGACTTATCTTTGGCGATTTTAGCAGCTGGAAGACCGGCAGCATCAGCAAAGTGTTTGAATTCTCGGCTATCGTTAGCAACACCAAAATATGTGATGCTCGACGCGATTTCACGAATAGCCACAAAGATAGCTTGACCGCCAGTAATCGAATGTCCGTAGTTACGCAC